ACGAATAGGAGTTCCTTTAAGCTTACGTCTTAAGGTAACGATTCGTTCCTTCATAAGGTCAGCAGCAGTTGATTGGTTCAATGTATTGAAAGCGATGTGAGCACGATCCGCCGGCAAGTGTCTATGACGTCCAAGCAAGTTCTTAACGTAGCCTCGAGCCTCAGCAACCTTTGCAGCCTTACGACTTACACGCTTAAGCTCAGGAACCATTTCATGATACCCATCGTACACAGACTTTGCTTTTCGATTTCTTAGGTACTTGTAGATCTTATCGACTTGATCCTCGGACGATGCTTTCTCTTTTGCGATCTCAAGCAAGTGACCGACAAGATCCAAGTTAGATGACAAGGCCTCTTCGACCAAAGCGCGTCCACCACCGAAACCCATAAGGAAGTTCATCGTCTTAGCCGGCTTACGCTTAATGCCACAAAGCTGAGCGACAAGTTGATGGTAGTCTGTCCATGGGTCTGTGTTGTATGCTGCAACGATCGCTGGGTTGTTTGTGTAATGCGCAATCGTTCGGAATTCGATTTGCGAATCGTCAATCGAAAAGAAAGCGCATCCTTCACGAGGAATGATCAATGACTTAGCTAACTTGTTAAGCTGCTGTGAGTTGGGTTTCTTACATGACATACGACCTGTACGCACAGCTTGATTGTAACTTGGATGTAAGATTCCATCAACGTGCAGTTCTTGATACGGCTTAACGAAAAAGCTAACGAAGGTCGATAGTGATCGGTACTGCAACATTGTCTTGACCAGTTCAACCGGAGCGTCGGCATGGGTCAAGTACAGCTTAAGAGTGTCTTTATCGAATGAAGGGTTGTTGTCCTCCGTCCATCCTAGGACAGGTAAACCGTATTGATTGCAAAGGATGTCATAGCAGTCAGCTGAGTTGTCAGCCCTGAACATTTGGCCCGTGATGTCATACATCTTTTCATCGAGCTCCAACATCTTGTTCATGCAATTGATCTCTTGGGCCTTAAGCATGTTTGGGTCGACGCGCATTCCTTCACGTTCCATTTCAAACAAGGCCATCGTCAATTCTATTTCAGTGTTTGAGACTCGCCGGCATTCCTCGGGCATTCGGGACTCGATGTACTTGTCCAACCTCCTTGCAGTAATCACGTCTTGGCCAGCGTAAGGTGCCATGATGTCAGGCGGTATCGCTCCATAATCTTTGTTATTATGCAAGTACGGTTTCATAGCATCTTCATACTCACTAATATCATGCCTGAGCCAATGCTTACTGAGCGCGTCGATAGAATACCCGCCCTTAAACTGGCGGTCACTATCGATGATTTTAGCCTGAGTCATCGTGTCCTTAAGTATGTAGTCGGGGTCGACCAATACTCCTAAGGCATTAGCACTTACGTGGCAGTCGTATTTCACGTTGTGGTTCGTCCACTGCTTTGATTGGTCAACAACATCGAACCACCAGTCAATGAACGCGTCACGATCAATGTTTGGCCCGTTGTGGTGACCAACTGGAATGTACCACGCTTGCTTGTGATCATCCACAGTTATGCCCAGGCCGGCAACGTCACAGTTGTGCCAAGGGTTTACCGATTTCTCAGTCTTACTGCCGGACGTTGTTTCAAAGTCAGCGAAGATCGTATGAGCGCCGGCTAGTGCCGGCAACTCATCGACGCGTTCAACCATCTTAACACCATTATCAAAAGTCAGCATATGTTGAACATCTCCTCTTGTCGTTCAAGGTAAGCATCAAGTATGATTTGAGCTTGACGATCAGTAACGTAAGGCATGTCCTCATTCAACTTGATAAAGAAGTCATATTGAATGTCATACCGATCAAACGTATTCTCGATGTCGAAGTAAGCAGAGTTAACTGCAAGACATTGACCTACGTCATACATTTCCTTTCGTTCCTTGTATCTCTCCTTGAGCATTGCAGGATCCTCAAAGCAAATGACAACAGTCATCATGCCTTTAAGCGTAAGCATTGCGTCAATGAATCGATACAAGTTCGGCGTGATAGGCGTCTGTCCTCGACATACAGTGCCATACACTAACTCGCTCATGTGGAATCGATCTTGCACGAAGTAATGACCACTGTGAATGTCATAGTCGTGAAAGTAATCGAAGTGAGGTGGCAGCAACCCGAAGTGTCGATACATATGTCGAGGCAACGCTTCTAGAAACTTGCCGGCCAATGTTGTCTTCCCCACTAAGTCTGGTCCTTCAATAATCAGCATCTCTTCCATGCCTCCGATCTGTAAACAGGTTTAACATCGTAAAGTTTATGACGACATGCTTGAAGCATATCACAAAAGAATGGGAAGGCGTTTATGTAATCGTGGTCGAGCATATAGTCTTCCCGCTTGCATCTAAGAATCTCTTCTTTCGCAACCGCCGAACTGACTGTGTAAGTGTTTTCGTCCTTTCCAAGTAAATCAAGCCGGCGATGTTTGTAGTCTGTGCAACTCAAGGCCAACTTAGCCTTGTCGAAGTGCTTGTCATAAATGTGCATACTACCTACATTGTGAGTATAGGTTCCGAACTCCAAGTCGAGTGATCGTGCCATCAACTTTTGCAGAGTAGTGAAGCAAAACACATCATAAGGAAACCCAAGCCATATGTCGTTACTTCGCATATTCACGATCATATGCAACTTACCGTGACGGGCAATGAACTGCAAGGTTAGAGTACACGGCATATCTTTGACATCTAACTTGAAAGCATGAGGTAAGTCAGTAGGCCACCATAGGGATATGACAGCTTGACGACTATTGGGATGCTTACGAAGAATGTCTAAGACATAGCCTATCTGGTTGACCTTCGGGCAGGCTAAAGGATTAGCCATACGCCATCCGTAGGCCCCGTGTGCTATGTCATGCTCAGCAAAGTTTTGGTATGATGGAGCGTACTCCTTAATTCTTTTGATGTCACGCTCGCCGCTCATGTACCAAAGAAGCTCTGCTGAGGCATAACTTTTGCACAGGTCCCGAATAGGATTGCACAACCAGTTGTACTCAATGTCGATTAAGGTCGCACTGAACCCAAGCAGCTCACTCGTACCGCCGGCGCGACTTAACAAGTTCGTCCCACGGGATAATAGGCTTTCCAGTGTCTGGGTCCAGATTGAATCGATACTTGTGTGGCACTCCTCCGTATGGAAGAACGTCATGGCTTCTCCTTATAGTAGAGACATAGTTCGTTAGGTTGAAAACTTTCTCGTCCGCACCATGAACATCGTCGCCTTCCCATACACAATCACGATGATTATAGGATGACTCCCAGTCCTCATTGCCCCAATGATTGTCGAGGTAAAGGTCGACCTGTTCAGCAAGCCATTGGCCTACTGCTGGCACGACGCCTTTCGCAAGCTGAGCACCAGGGTTTCGACCGACAGGTATATTGTCGCCCCAGCCCATGGCGGCTGCTAGCTCGCGAACAGTAAAAGGACGGTGGTGCTCAGGGTGGATTTGCCGAATGCAACTACTCGACATAGTCGGGAATTGATTCAACCAGCTCGTGCGACTAATGCAGTGCAGTGAGAACGGCATATCACTTGTGCGTGCCATCCATACGAAACGGTAATGCTCAGGCAACGATGTCGGCGAATACTTCGCGAATCGATTTAAGCAATACCCGTTAGGTAGCAAAGGCACGACTTCCTTTTCATCCTCCGACAATTGACAGTACGCACCACCGTCGTAACCATCGCTTGTGTGGAAAGGATATTCATAAGCCTCCATATCTTTCATTTGATACAGCGGGTCATAAGTTGCCGGACGCCATGGGTAGAGATCGGGTGGAACGATGTTGAAGTTTGCATCCTTCTTATATGCCAAGAAGAAATACCGCTTGCGCATTTGAGGGCACCCAAAAGTACCAGCATTGATAAAAAGGTGAGCAATGCGATAACCATTAGGCACGCACCACTGATCACGCAAGTAATCCAGTAGCTCGCGACCAGTGGAGTATGCTTGTTGAACACTCTCCCAACAGATGACCGGGTAATCATTCTTAACTCCATATTCCATAAGTTCATGAATGTCCCGTGTTTGCTTCGCCCAAGCTCCGTGTGTCTCTTCAGAATAGCCTGAAGTAATACAACTGAAGCCTGTGCATCGTGGATTACCGAAAACCCAATCAGCTTCAATCTTAGGCCAATCCTTTGCATCAGAATTGACTGTGTTGACACCACAAACCTTTTCAGCAGTGTCTAACGCAAACCCGTGGGTCTCAAGGTGTGTGTCCACATTGTGAACCTTGTTAACACCAAGAGTGAAGCCTCCTGCGAACACGTGAACTCCTAAAGCCTTCTTCATAACTTACTCCTCTTCGTCACCCTGAGGAATCTCTCTCAAAACTCCGTCATGGGTCGGTCTGCTTTTGTGAATCTTGAGCACGCGCTCAAGGTCAGGCGCTACATACGTTTCACCTTTATCACGTACACGACCGGGATCGTCAGCAGCACGAGTCTTACTCATGTTGCTCTTATGCACCTCAGCAAAGGCCGAATCCATCGGCCAGTCATAAATCCTTGCAGTACCTGAGAGCACATACTGCAAATCGGTAGCTCCGTCAAGAGCTTCAACTTCGTCGCCATCAGCCAAGGCCATTAAGAACTCGCCTAACTCTTCAGCAAGCAAGTGGCCTCGACTAACACACATGTCCTCGTCGATGAATTCTTCGAGGTCAAGTCCAATGTCTCGGATTGCAACGCCCGCTTCATACAACCTTTCGTTTCTTGATATTGGGATATCAGCCTCACGAGGCAGGTTCATCTTTTTGTGAAAGGCGTCAACACATTGCATAATGTATTTAAGCATTAGAACTCCTCTTCAATAAAGTCAGGACGGTCCTGCAAGTTGCCATCCTCAAGTAATGACTTAAGCATCTTGATGAACGGGCCCGTCTTACGGTATGATCGACCTTCGCGCACTAGGCAGTGCTTACGAACGAAGAGCGATAATGTTCCTTGTGCCTCGGTCTTATCCCACCCACACCAATCTTGTATGTCTTGCATATCTATTTTATTGGTGTGAAGTAGTTGTGTTACGAAATCCTTAGGAAACGGCGAGGACTCTATGTGGCGCTTAACAACGTCTGGGTCTTTAAGTTGTTCGCTTATGTTGATTGCTTGAGTGAAATCACTATACCCAAAGACCTGTGATGAATACATTCGCTTAAGCATGTTGACAATGTACTCAACGTGTTCCTTCTTTACGATTAAGTTGAAGTCATCGTCGTGAGAGAATAAGCGGCCGGCAAGGGCAGCAGCAAGTCGAGCAATTTTATATCGACCTGAACCTCTATCGAAGATAGGTACAGCGTCCGAGAACATCCCTGATAACTCGGTGGCCCCAGCTAAAATAGAATCCTTTGCGGCAGGGTCGAAGTAGGCTCTATCTCGCGTCCAGGTCCATAGAATCAGGTCCCTGCATAGTTCGCTAGTATAGACATGTTCGACGTCTGGTCTCATAGCTTGCAGTTCATTCAACTTGCCCGTGTCAATTTCTTTTGCTGACACAAGGCCGAAGATATCGAATCGTCTTACGTCCTCAAGACCACCCACAAGTTCCTTGATCGCTTCGATGCCAAAGTTATATGTATGAAGTGGATGCTCACTCCTTGGGTTGCTTAATGCGATAAGTCGTGTACGTGCTGACGTCTTGCGTTTCTCGATCTTAGGAATCTCTGCAACTCCAGATGACCGCATGTCAGTCAACTTACCAATAACATCTGTGCTTGCGCCTTTAAGTTCCTCAAGTACAACTAAGCGCTTATCATGAGTAGGAATGACTCCCCACGTCACAAACCATTTACTTCCCATTTGCTGCAAGCCGCCAAGTAAACCCGCAACTGATGCATTCTTGCATTCAACCTTTTCGCCTAGTCCATAGTGTTTCATTAAGTGTTGGGTAGTGTCAGACTTGCCTTGTGAACTGTCACCTAAGATCAAAGACTCAACCCAACCTTTGATAGTGCGACCATCAAAGTCAAGAAACAGAGGGCTGTGATAAGTTAAGTCAACGATCTTATGCAAGTCGCGTCTTTGAAAGATCCTAGTGACATTTGCTTCAAGGTCATTATAGATCTCATCGAGCTTATCCTCAATCGATTGACCTTTCTTAGGTTGAAAGACCTTGAGCTTTTCAGGATTGGTAAGTTGATACGTGCTAAGCGCGTCCTGGGTTGTTTCATATCCACTTATAAGTAACGTCGCTTGTTGTGATTGAGGATGAGGCCACATGCGACCTATCATCTCGTAGGACTCATTAAGTTCCAACCCGGGACCAATACAATAGGCAGGTTGCATAACACGATCGCTTGAACGATTCGTGATTTCAAGTTGAGGACTTATTCTTACATCCTCTACGTTGTGGTACTCATGCACATCGAATTCGCACACACCGCAACGTCTAGGTATTCCAATCGAGGACATGAGTGCTTCACGTTGACCTTTCTTGGAACCTCCAACCATTTCAAGCACAGCGTCTGATTCATGATTGATTGAGAAACAGTGCTCGCCTGTCATCATCACAGGGCAAGCAGCACAAACCTTTTGATCCTCAGAGCACTGAACCTCTACTTCAGCTGGAATCGAATAAGGTGCAGTATCCATTGCTGACACAACAGACGTAAGCTTGATTCTTTTGCCTGTGTTTTCTGCAAGTACTGCTCTTGTTAGGTCCGTGTCCTCTGGGTCAACGTCTTCAAGCTGATCCTTGCCTTCAGCTTTGAACTCAGAACAGTCATCAAGTAGTGGCTTAAGCATTCCACCTTCAGCAACATAGTCATTGATGTCGCCTTTAGGATGCTTGTCCTTATCCAAAGGCAATATGATATTGCCCACCCACCTCGCTTGATGCCTAAGCATTGCACAACGCATCTTAGCAGATTCTTGACCTGCTTCATCGATGTCATTGCAAACCCAGACTTTCTTGCCTATGAATTCCTTACTTAACGTGGCATCCCAGTTGTCCTCACCGCATGTTGCAGATACAGCGCCTATGTTATGCTTGTTAAGTTCAGCAGCTGCGACGACTGCCTTCATCTCGCCGCCGCATACAAGTATCTCATCGTATTCAAGTTGTTCGATTGGGTATAGGCGGATCTTACCATGGCCTCTAAGATTCTTCATCTTCTCTGGGCCAGGTGCTCCAGGCAAATACCTCCTAATGTTAACATACAAGCCGCCAGCATTCTTAACAGGTATCGTGACACGTCCTTTGTGTTCGCCTAATCGATACTTGCGGATCAACTCGTCTGTTACTGCACGCTTATGCAACTCTGTAAGGAATGGTCCTGCATCCCAAATGGCTCTGTGGTATTTCTCAACGGTATCAGCATCGATGATTTTAGACGTGTCGAATTCATATCGCTTCGATAGGTCAGCAAACACGACTTCACGTGACGTCTTTAGGAATCGAGCAAGCAACGATATAATGTCGCCAGTCTTTCCACATCCAGCAGTCTGACATTTAAAGACTCGCTTCTCAACGTTCACGTGGCAAGAAGGTGATGTGTCGTTGTGAAACGGACAACATACCTTAACTTCCTCGTCGGCAGCCCAATCATAGTCGATGCCGTAGTTCTCAAGTTCGGCTATGACACTAATCTGTTTCATTTGAAGGTACCCTAGGCATAAAAGGAACCACCCAATCGCAACCATGCAAAAGGGTGGCTCCGTGACGGTGAAATCTTAATCAGAATTCAGAGCCAGCCGTAGGGTCAGGATCGTTATCACTTGATCCTGAGTCTTCCAGATCATTGACGATTCGTGAATCAGCATGAGCCTCTTTCATTTCAGCATGAAGCTCAGCGAATCGTTTGTAAAGGTCCTCATCTTGAACATAAGCAGGACCTGCAGGGTTGTCGACTTCGATCCCGTACCACACTCCGTTATCGTTTGATCTATAAACCGAGTGAGCTTGGAATACGTTGCCATAGATCGATGCCTTGCGCATCTTGATCAAGGCAGCGAAGTTCGTGCCAACACTGTGTTCACCTCCGCGGAATGATAAGATCATCGGCTCGAGGTTAAGCGGATGTTCCTGCATGTTGTACAGAGCAACGATAAAGTTCAAATGCTCTTCATGCGAAACAGGTTTGCCGCAAGACAACCCGACATCCTCTTGACGAGTGTTTGAGTCTCGTGACTTCATTGCAATCGATGAGCGTGGATCATGCGATCTTGCAGCCACACGAGGCGCATCCTTTTGCTCTCTTGGATTAAGTGTAACCCACTCAGGCCAAAAGAAGATAGGAACGATAAGGAACGGAGTGCCGTTCTTCTTATCCTCCATGCCGGCCAGTTTGGTCATCGTTGGTAACACAATGACTTCACCAGCGTCGAACTTGTCGGTGAACTCTTCGCCCGACGTTGATTGAACAACCTTGATACGCGGAGGCCGAATAAAGTTGTTGAGTTCATCAATGCCTTCGCGCTCACCCTCTTGCATAAAAGAAGGCAATTGCATTTCCTGTGGGATCAACTCGTTTTCGTCTGTCTTCTTAGCCATGATGGCAGTCCTTCATAATGGTAATCAAGTAATCAGTTAATTAGTTAACACAAATCATTAGTCGTCGAGGTTCGACTCAAGCAGCACTTCGTCCATGTCCTTTACCTTTCTAACCTCGAGAGTGAACACTGGGTACTTGCTTTCAGGATCGATTCCTTTAGGCAGCTGCTTGCCGTCTGCAAGTAACTCAGTTAGGTATTCCACAAACCCGGGCCAGTGTAGTCTAACACTATCACTAACCCATAAGGCCTCTGGAATGTTAAGTGATCGCATAAGTTCCTCAAAGGCTTCGGGATCTTTTCGCCTTGATGGAACGCTTGCAGTCATTCGAACTTTAGGCGAGCCTATACAATTATCTGTCCTGATAGGTTCTGCATCGTCTTGCTCTGTCCATCGCACGCATCCGAGTTTTTGTGCGACGTCGTTTGCCTTGCGAACGTCTTTACGAACCTCTTCAAGATGGCGCATCGCTTCGCGTGTGGCATAAACGACATCAGCGATTTCTTGTAAGTCGCCCTCAGCCTTTACTAAGTCGAACAATGGAGCACGAAGCTTAAACATTTCTTCGTGTAGCTCCTTGCACAACTTGTAAACTTTGACTGCGGTATCATACATAGACCTTGTCTCCTATTTCAACCTCAACATACGAGAGTACTGAGGCATCGTACTGCAAAGTGGTTACGTTGCCGTACATCGAAACTAATGCCCCAGTCACCACGACCATCGTGGATAAAGATCCTACGATTGCAAACTTGTCCTTTTTAGGATCGAAGCTTGACTCGCGAATCTTGTCGGCTACCAGTCTTGCAAAAGCTGGCTCAAATATCGGAGGTCGCCGCTCATCGTCCGTGATGAGCTCAACGACTTCTCCAAAGTTGTACAATGTCGAAAGGTCTAAGTCCTTACGACGTGGTTGCTGTAAAACGAATACGCGGTTCATGCCACAATTCCTTTCAGAATATCTTGAAGGATCTCTCGGATATCAGCGACCTGCAAAGCGTGCAGCCTCTTGCCCAGAACACGTTTGCGAATCTCTTCATCGATTGTACCAGGTACACAGAGGTCTGTGATTCTAACAGGTTTACGAGTACCACGACGATGAGCACGATCCTCGGATTGACTTCGTGCAGTACTTGACCAGTTCTGACTATAGTAAATGACGTGATCGCAGTCAGTGTCGGTAACATCCGGAGATCCTGGAGGATAGCCCAACAGGTTCAACCCCGTCCCGCCCGCTTGCGGGTTGCCAACAAAGACTGTGCAATCGTCGTCATTATTGAATGCGCGTTCAGCTTCAGCACGATCCTTCTCTGAGGTTGATCCGTCAAAACGAACATGTCTTATTCCTTCAATGTTAAGTCTTGCACATATCGTTCGGATGTCTTGGGTAAAGCAAGCCCAGATGATTGTCTTTTGTCCGGGTTCTTTATTCTTAAGTATGTTCATCAAACCTTCGACCTTAGGATTAGGATCAAAGCGATGAACACCACCAGATTCGATTTCATTACCATCATCGTCATAAATCGGATCAAACTTGCAGTAACCCGAAGTGATCTCAGCAAGTCGTAGCATACGTGTAAGTATGTTATTGATCGTAAGCGACTTGTTGCCTGCTATCTCAAGTTCATTCTCAAGTTCTGCGATAAGCGTTTGAGAAACTTCGGTGTAAACCTTTGTCTGCTCTTTGCCCATCTCAACTTCTTCGATGTCGTAGTTCTTAGGCGGTAAGAATGGTAGCGCCTCTTCCTTACGAATGATGAAAGCCATTCGAGCAAGTCGTTCTTGCATGAAAGGCATGTTCTGCAAGCCAACTAGCTTTCGGTGGTCGCCGCTTCGATCCTTGAACACACCATAGAAGGAACGGAACGAGTTGAAGCTAGAGAATCCAGATCCTCCCTGTCGCATAAACTCGAATTGAGTATATAGATCGATGGCGGTATTCGTGATGGGCGTTCCAGTGAGGACCAATCGATGGCGACTTATATCTCTGAGTTGCATCGCAGTCTTGCATCGTTTAGTTGTATGCCACTTGATGTAATGGCTTTCATCAAGGATTGCCATGTCCCACATTCCAACAGTCCGCAACTGTGGCCACATGTTGACTAAGCAGTCATATGAGCAAACGACCACAGTGAACTTGATGTCGGAGTCTGGCAGCATAAGCTCCATGAATGTGCGGAGCCTTTGCATCTTTCCTCCTCGAAGAACTCCAGCGCGATGTGGCTCTGTGCTAAACTTCTCGAGCTCAGCGATCCAGTTAGCACGAACGTTGTTCGGGCAGACCACAATGACTTTGAATAAAGGACAAAGATCAGGATCCTTTTGAGCTGCTTCGTAGTGGGCCTTTGCTTTTCTGCAAATGGCTGCGATCGCAACAGGCGTCTTTCCTGTTCCTTGCTCCATGAACAACCCATAACCTTCAGCCCGTGCGGCATTCGTTGCAGCAACTGTCTGGTACTTGCTTAAGCCGCATTCTTCATTGTGAGGAAAGGGTTTGCGAATGTTGAACCAAGCAGGTACTTCTTCGGACACTGGGTTCCCAAGCAAGACTTGCTGATAAGCCTTGAACCTTGCGAAGAGATTCGCATTAAGTTGCTCGACTTGGGCCTCAGTACGAATCCAAGTTGCAGTGTCTTTGGCGTCGTCTGCCCAAAGGACTTGAGACGAAGGCCACTTAGCGTCGATGATCTCGATTGAAGTGTCACACACAGGTATGGCATAGCGACCATCAGCAAGGCGCTTGTTCTCCGGAAAGAATGCCGGAAACTTTTGAGCTTGCCAGCTAGCGTAAGTTCCTTCAACACCGGTCACCCGGATAATGAACTTGTCGCCATCGGCGTTAAGCTCCACATGAAGCAGATCATTGTCTGCAAGGTTAAGTTCCTTCTCGAGCCATTTGTCTCGGATAGGATTGTGGGCAGCGTGAGTACTTGTCATTTCTTTTCTCCTATGTAAGTGTCTTATGCTTCAAGCCATGCTTCGTATTCTTCAGCGTAGTCATCGCTTATGCAATACGATTCGAGTTCGGGATGCATAGCTTCAAGATCTTCGATCATGATGCCTTCGGGCAGGTCATCATAAAGCTTAGCGTTCAATGCTTCCCATTGATCAAGATCACCGGACCATTCATAGATGCTTAAGTAATCATCATACAGCGCAAATGCTCGGTCACCATCAACTGCAAGCGATGTCTCTGGGCAGTTGGGAGCAAACTTAACGTGTCGCCATTCAAGATAGGCGAAGTCGGACGGGACAAAGTTGTCATTTAAATCAGCATTCATCGTGTTTCTCCTATGTAAGTGTTTGCTTGACTATCAAGCGTGATAAGACCAGTATACTATATAATCGACCTGATGTAAATAGTAATTTAAGACTTTTTGGCTATTTTATAGAAAAAGTTACAGCTTGGGTTTTTCACCGCCATCTGTGTCAATCACCTCTTGGTAAAACTCTGTGGCATGTCGAAGCCAGTCTTCACCGTCTTGAATGTAGTCACTTAGGATCTTTTCTGTGTATCTTACATTGGGATACTCAGTAAAGACCCAGTCCTTAAAGTCTTCAAGAGTTTGAGCACCGCTCTCCCATTCACTTAGTCTTATGCTCCCTGTGTTATCAACGATCATCAAGAAAGCAAATTCTATTTCTTTATCAACCTCTTCCTCAGGATCGTCCTTAAAGAAATCTTCAAAGAGCTCGATGAATGTGTTCTTAAGATCATCAAGCTTCATACGATTAGAAGCTGTCCCATCGCCTGTGGCTTTGAATGTCCAGCCTCCGAACGAGTCCATTACCCATGATTCACCTTTAGGCCAGATGGCTTCTTGAACGCCGCCCCAACATTTACCTTTACCGCTAAGCACAGCGCCCGACACAGGCCAGTCCTTGCCTTCTTTAGCAAGCAAGTCGTTCCACGCTTCACGGTCTGAATTCCATTTATCTTTATCTTCTTGAGTAGGATCGCCAATACAAGAACCTTCAGGCGAGCTTGAGTCACGACCATCTCTCCATATGATACAAGCAGGACTGTCTGGGTCCTCTGTCTCAAAGGCGCATAGGTAAGTATACTCGACTGATGAGTCGATGGTGTGCATGATAAGCGTGCGGTAAGTTTCCTTGCAGCAACACCCAGCGTAGTGTCCTAACATTATAGCTTAGGCTCTCCGTTACCTTCATCATTACCACCTCCGTCAAGCACTGCTTCACAGTCAAGAGGATAGGCATAGAAGTCATTAGGATGATACTCGATTACGTTTACTTTACCTTCGGCTGCAAGGCCATCAGGTCCTGCCCACGCCTGAAGTATTTCGTCAGTTCCATTTATCTTAACGCTGCCTTTCGTTTCACCTTCTATGTCCGCTTCCACAACTCCGAACCACATGCCGCCATTGAACTTTGTAGCCACAAGCCCATGACCAATTGTGTTCGTTATGCGAACGACTGTGTCGCCAGCAAGACCGGCCCAGTGAATGTTAAAGGCCTCGAATAGGCTAGGACCTGAGAAAGCATTCTCATCATTCTCATCAAGAATACGAAAGTCGCCTCGCTCACGCTTAGCAATGTTTCCTTGAGCAACACCCACCATATCGATAAGGTCATTGTTTCGCATAACCCAACCAAGACCAGAGGTTATGTCGTCGCACAAGTACACTAAGCCGCCACGAGTACGATCGGCTTCAAGATTAGGACCTATGCCGCATATGTTAGTTGGGTAAGGTCTTGTGTCTTCACCTGTAGCTCTTCTTACAAGAACAGGTTGCTCATAAGATATTGGTTGAGCTATTCCTTTCTGATTTCCAAGTATGCCATCAGGACCGTTTGTGAAAAACCCAATTCCCTTGTCTGATGCGCTTATGTTAGGCATGTCACCACGACTGCCTTGGCCTACAGCAGAAAACACAGAGTATGGAGCTATGCCTTCAGGTCGAGCGATAAACTCAATGAAGTTCATTCGAGCATTAGGCTGCTTAGTGACTGCCATACGCTTATCAGTGAAGCCATGTTTCTGCCTTGGCTCTACATCAGCACGCACAGCGTTTTCATTAAGCTGTTCAGCAGTAAGGTGCTCGCCTTTACGCCAGTTCTTTTTGAAGATTGTCATTAGAATAGGAACGCCGAAAAGTTACCGGGAGGGTGATTATAGTATTCTGAACCGCCGGCTGTGTAAATTCGCTGGTACGATTGAGTCTTTGCACGCCAGTAACGGTTCCATCCAGTTGCTTTGTGAGTGAAGGCAAGGTTCAAAGTAAAGCCATCGCTTCCGTCTGTCCTGATTGTCCTGTCCATTGTTGGAGTTCCAAAAAGCAATGTCTCAGAATCAAATGCTAATCCTAACAATGAACTGAAGTAAGGCGCTGAATTGCAATACCCGGGCAAGGTAAGAAGCGATGTTGGCAAAGGCGGAGCAACATTGTATATGGTTCGATTGAGAACAAGACCACGAACGAGTTTCCCAGGCGCCTCGCCCTCTTGAAGAACATCTCCAAAAGGTCCTCCCCAGCGGAACCCTCTGTAGTCCTGGGTTAGAAACTCAGCAGTTGGCTCAAGTGATTCACTGACAAGGTCGACTACATTGTACCCGTATGTTACATTAAGTAATGCATGCTTGTATGTAATCGATTGGCCTACAACTTCACCTTCGTTTCCAGCCGGCGTGATTCCAATTGATTGACATACTGGAGCAGACGCACCATTACCGTGAGGGAAAGGCACTTGCAGCCCCAACATCTCAGCTGCAACGTCGTGGCGGTCACTCCAATTGCATCTTAAAGTAACGTTCGCGCCTCGGTTACTGACGTCCCAAGTTTCAGAGACCGTGTTATGCTCTTCCCATACTTCATAACTTGGAGAATAAATGCTCATGCAAGTCCACCCATCGTTTGTACTTTGTCTGAGATGTTCTTGAGGTAATTCGTTTGCATGTTAAGTTGTGAATTACCTTCGTTTGCGATCTGGTTGCCTTTACGTTGTTCCTCTGCAAGTTTCTTTTCGTATTCCTCAAGTTCTTTCTGATGACGTTCGTTGCGTTCCTCAACAGTTTCCATCTTCTTGCTGGTTTGCTTTTGGGCTTCGGCCATCGACTTGAGAGAGTCAGTCATCGACTTTTGATTCTTAGCTTGTGTTGAAGCGGCAGCATCTTGAATCTTATTGCTTATGTCTTCAAGACCAACACGACTTGCAGTAAAGGATCCATCCTCTGTGTCAGATCCTGACTCTTTATCTTTCTTATCCTTAGGACCATCTTTCTTATCTTTGTCTTGAGGCTCGAACGTAGGATCAGTAGATAGGCTTGCCTCGATTTCATCAAAGGATTTTCTGCCTTCACCATCAAAAGTAAACATATCAGCGAAAGCTTTTCGATTCTCAGCAACCTTATCATTTATCGAGTCGTTTAGCTTACTAGACAAGCTAGAAACACGGTCTGTTAGTTCCTTTTCAAATGGACCTAGTTCCCTTTCGGCAATTTCAGGCAAGGCCTTGATGGATGACTCAAAGCCTTCTGTCAGGCCGGTAAACTCAAAATTGAAACCATCGCCAGAAAGAAAAGATTTAAGCGCAGTCCAAAAGTCTGATAAGTTTTCCATCAAGTTAGAAAACACAGTCTTAGTGAAGTTGTAAACGTCTGTGAATATGTCTCTCCAGTTATCGACGAACCACTTAAGGTATCCTGGGATAACCTGCGTTAAGAAGTGCACAAGGTTATTGAAGACACTTACAAACACAAGCTGAAAGGTGTTAAGATACAACTGAAGTGACGTGCCCATGTTTTCAAACACGGCTTGAAAGACAGAGACTGCAACGATTGACTTGTCCACGAGCCACTTAACTATTGTTTCTCCGAACTCTGCGACTCGCTTAACGAGGTTACCCATGACCTCGCCGTTCTCAACAAGATACCCAACCCAGTTCTTAGTGAAGGCTACCGCTTGTTGAAGATAAGGAGCAAGCGCGTCCATCGCAGGAACGAAAGCTTGAAAGATCATTTCACCAATGTCACCAACAGTGTTCATCATCTGTGTAAGACGACCGGTGAACGTGTCTGCAGCAGCTGCGGCCGCACCGCCAAACTCTCCAGAAAGCTCAGCAAGAATAACCTTTTGAGCACCGACGATGTCACCAGACTCTTGCAGAACTTTTATCTGTTCCCTTTGTTGCTCAGTAAACTGAACGCCGGCTCTAGATAAAGCGGACATACCTTTAAGAGGATCGTTAAGAGCCTTCGCAACTTGCATGCTTGCGCCTTTAAGGTCTGTTCCTAAGACCTCGGCCATGTCGGCTGCAACCATTAAGGTTTCTTTGAACTGGTCGCCCTTGATGTTCTTAAATGTAGCGATGATGGCTTGCGATTGAAGAATGACTTCATCGCCGATGGTAGTCATTTCCTGCATTGCAGAGGCCATATCTTTCATCTCATCAGACGTGAAGCCGGCAGCGTTGCCCGTAGCGTTAAGAACAGACTCAAGTCTCTTTTCAGCTTGTTCTTGTTCCGCGTATAAAGAAAAGAGTTGCTTACCGAAGTCGAATACCTTCTTAGCAACAATAGCAGCTCCTACCGCAACGAACGTTGCCTTGACTGCTTTACCCCAGCCTTCAACAGAGTCACGTGATTCTTTTAAGCTTCGGTCAAGGTCGTCGTTCTTGCCCTTGATATCGATTGTCAGACTGCCTTCGCTCACTTAACCACCTCGCGTAATCTTCTTCTGATTCAAAGGTTAGGTTGTCTGAATCAGAATCGCCTTGAGAACCAGGAATGATCTCTATAAGAAGCATCTGATCCTCATGAGTCATGTCTGCTATTTGATCAGGAGTGAACTTGTACCAGGAAGCGATAAGTTGATACCTTTGCTTTCTTGCAAGCTCGAGCTCCTCATAGGTTACTTCTTTTGTTTCCCTTTCTTCGGACTCTTGGGCTGGTGCTGTTTGGGTTTCTTCTTGGACTTTTTTCCTGGGCTGTTCACCTCGTTGAATACTTCGTTGGCCTTGCGAATGTTCTCAGGACTAAGAAGCATAGAGTGCAGGTCCTCAACCGTTAAGTCCGGATGATTATGCTGCAACATTTGCCAAGTCAGACGTGTCATGCCCGGCACTGTGCTAATGATTCTTGATCCCTCGCCACTCATGAACGTCATGCGGGAACAAGTAATCTGTGCTTGGCGAACAGCCATTTCCTTTTGTGAATCAGGCAAGTCTTCGGGCAACGTTTCATACACAGACTTCATGAACTGCTGTCTTACGAACAAGTCCAATTCTTGAATGTCTTTGTCTGTGAGTGGCGACGCAAAGTATGTCTTGCCTTCCAGTTGAATCTCTGTGCGAACTTTTCCTGGCATCTGGGACCTCTGGGATTAAAGTATCAGAACGGCCACCACGGTGATCCAGCACCGGGCAGCGTGATGGCACCAACAGCTCCGTCCTTGTAGCCTGCCATGCCAATGTTGATCGTGCGGTTGATGATCGCACCAGTTTCACGGTCAACAGTAAGGTTTGAGTAATCACCAACTTGACCCCACTTGAGCAGCCAGTAGTCGGTTGCATTGACATAGCATCGGAACTGATGCTTAGTTCCAATTGCCGGATAACCATTCGAGCCGCCCGGCTTGTTGTCCTCTTGGTTGAGAGCAAGAGTCCAATCAATCGGACCTTTCGTTCGACCTGTCCACAATGCAGACGTGCCCGCATCGTAGGTACTACTGTTCACGTAAGTCGGAACCTCACTCGTTAAAGAAAGGGCCGCGGACGTGAGGTTAGGAATTTCATGCCAAGTTGCTCCATCAGTACTGTGTTCGATTTTAGTACCGACAACAGTAAGAGCAGCAGGAGCTGTGGAGTCCTTGGCTTGAGTTGCGTTCTGTTTCGTTAAGGTAAGATGGCCGCCGAACGAAGCGTCCATCGCAAGCAGTTCACCGCCCGCCCAGTTCCAATTGACAGTCAGTTGAGTGACCACTGCTTGGCCCGTCAAGACCTCGCCGGCGTTACCTGGTGTAAGATCATCAGGCGACGTTTGACCTTTGAATGTAAACTGGTCACCAGGGAGAACCGTTGGGACAGCGCCGTACAGCCCGAATCCTCCTGTCCAGTCACGAGCGCCCTTGTCTCGACCAGATCCACCACGAGTATTTGAGGCGACGTACCGGGCTGAGTTTTCAACCTCCGACACGTTCCAGTTTCTCATGGTACTTTGACCATTGATGACGCCTAAGCGTCCGGAGTAAACTCCCATTATAAGTCTCCTGTCTGGAAAGTCATCTCGACTTCTATGTTCATTAGTGCGGACCACCCTTTGATACCGCGGTTACGTTCGGGATCACTTTCGCCTTCAGTGATATCGTTCATGCGTACGACGTTAACGAAACGTTTTCCGTTCCATGTTTCTTGAGCAACATGCTCAGGCCAGTTCTTCATAGCACGAACGAGAGCAAACTCAACTGGAAGAATCCTTTCACATACCAGAGTTTGCCCTGTTGCGATCATCCAAGCAAAGTTCTTAGTGATCTTGGTGCCAGAACTCGTTACTTGCAGTCCGACGTTACCGCCGTCAGTAAGTAATGTGAGCTCAGGCAAGTCAGCATCAGTCACTGTGCGCTTAATGGGATCATTGTTTTGATCAAGACGAATACGATTCTTAAGTCGTACAAGCTCTGTGACATGCTCCGATGCTTCGGCGCAATTCCATAGAGACTTAAATACGATACTTAAAGGATCGTCATACGTCATTCTTTAGTTTCTCCGCAGCTCGTCTTGCGTCATCAACCATCTTGTTCACAATTGATTGAGGAGGCTTAACGATAATGGAACGAGTGGGTAGCACGCCTTTCCCAAAGTGGTGAAACGAAGCGATGTCTGCAACACTGACGTTTCCGCTAGGATGACTTGCAGGTCCGCCAAACCCAACACGTATACCATAAGGAATGTTTTTCTGTAACGCACCAGCTTGAGAAAGGAACACTGGGTTAAGTGCTGCAAATAGAGTGCCCGTGTCTCTCAAGATAGTTGAACTCCCGCCACGTCTTCCAGCAATTGTGGAAGGCTTGAGGGGAGGCCAAGTACCATCGCCTTTTGATGCTTTATCAAAACGCAATTGAGCAAAGGATCGGTAACGCATTGCCCATTGCTTTTTCATAGCTACAATCGGTCCCGTGGAAGCTGTGCCTGACAGTTCCTTTTGGAAACGATCGCCAAACTTTTTAAGCGGCGTCAAGTCGATCTTTACGTCCGCATCAATGTCTGTCATATTAAAACTCTAAAAGAACCCCGCCCAACCAATTGATTGAGCGGGGTTACGGTCCTAAGGCCTCACCATTACGGTGTGGTGTCAGTCAATTCGATCAGACACTTCGGTCGGTTACAGATGTGCAACGGGTTCGATTGAGTCTCGAGCTCGATGCCGCGGTCGAACTTCATTCGTTCTTGCTTGGCATATAGAGGTCGACCAATTGTGTTGACCGTTTCCGTGTAATCCGCCGGTCCATTGAACCGTTGGAACAGGTTGGGAACACCGATGGGAATTGCATGAGCTTTGTTCGCTGCGATGAACGGATCTCGTGCCCCGATTCCTCCTCGGTATTCTTCCCAGATGATCCCTTTGGGATATTCAAATCCCGTGTAACGAGGATCATCGCGAAGGAATTGACCATTCTGCCAACGGTCATAGGCAGCTTCGACTTCGCTGTTCGTGATCAGGTTATCGAAGAAGGTACTGCCGCACAACACGTGGACATATTGGTAGGGCGTGTTGCCCAAAGCGGTTTCCATCGAACGCAACAGTGACAAGCCTTTCAGCTTGACGTTGTCTGAAGCGAAGTTGATGGACAAGGTTGTTTGTGTGATGCCGAACTCTGTGAAGAGATCGTAGATGGTCGATCCATCAGCATCAAGAACAGTTCCCTTGACCGCACCGAGTCGGTGATATTCCCAGGTGGCTTCATGATCTTGCTTCATGAAAGCCATCTTGTCGTTGACAGTTTTCGCAATGCTTTCGACTTGATTCTCGGAACCGAATTGTCGGACTCCTTGAATGTCGTCGGCCAGCACTTGATCGCTGTACGGAATATGCGGAATGGCGAACGTGCGAGCTTTACGCTTGCGGTTCGGTGCTTGTTGATCTCGAACGCCACGTGTTCGTGTTTGCAGCAAGGACAACTTGCCATCACGTTCTTCGATCATTACGGAAAGGTGAGGAACCCCAGTCTCCTGGAAGAGCCCCATGCTGCCAATACGATTAGGCATATACGGCAGCTTGTCGATTGCGGTGGTCAACGATAGTGTGCCGAACACGTCATCGCTGAACACGTCAAGTACTCCGGGCACTGTTGTCTCCTTTCAAGAAGTTAGTGCGTATGGGTTACTGCTGCTGGCCCTCAGACTACGTCGTCTGAGTTTCCGTGACAGCGACTTGTGAACGAGACACGATGTTAAGCGCTTCGAGTGCCGTGACAATTTCTGCCACGGTGTCGAATGCAACACCTGAGCCATCGTTCGCTTGAATGAGATCTTGCACGATAACTGCAGGACCTCGCACAAGCGCCTTGTACGGACCAGAGGTCGTGGCGGCCGCTTTGCTTCCGTCAGTACCAGGTCCGGTGATAAGAACGCCATCGGCGTTTGCTTCGTCAGTGCTTCGAAGAAACTCCCATGTTCCGGCGTTGTCCTTGATGGGCATGCCGAGGACTTCTTCCTCAGTCACATCCATGTTCGCACCAGTCGGAACATCGACATCCACTTCTTCGAAGTTGTAACGATCCGAGTAGTATTCCGCAAGGAACTCGCCCGGGTCGTTTCCTTCTGTCTTCACCACCATTTTTCATTCTCCTTGAGAAAGAGTATACGACTCGATAAGACGGGCGGCCTTACGAGTTACGAGATTCAGCGTCCTTCAGCAAAGGGTTTGAGCCGTCCTTTGGAAGGGTTTGCCCTTTGGTCTTTTCACCCATGGACATGACGGGTTCGTTGTCCTTCAAAGCATCGATGACATCATCGAAGTTATCGGTGATCTCACCTTCGGAGAAGGACAAGGTCAACCGGTCTTTGCCAGTGTATTGCTTCTTCAGCTTTTTGGCAACAGCCGGCGTGATCTTGCAGTCATCTACAAGACCATCGATGATCGTGTTGCGTGAAGAGGTGACAAGCTTGACGAGCGAGGCAGACATGCCTTTCTTCTTTTCTTCGTCATAGTCGTCATCACCGCCTTCAGCCATTTCTTCGCCTTCATCGGTTTCGTCGCCTTCACCGCCTTCATCATCTGGCGGAGGAGCAAGTTTTGCGGCGTCGATGGCAGCTTTCACAGCGGCATACACCGTTGCTTCGTTGGACCCGGGCTCCAGCTCCAAGCCCAACTCTTCGTTCAGGAGTTGGATAAGGTTATCCATAGGTTGTGCTTTCTTTGTCAAAGATGCAGCGAGGACCTTCTCGAAACCTTGAAGCCCGGGGACAACAGGGTAATCGGTGAGAGCCACATGTCTCACAGGTCGATAGTATTTGTTGCCAAGTCCGTCCGTGTAGCTAGGAGGGACAAAGACACTAACTTGATTGCCTCTTTCGGCGTCTTCTTTAGAGTTGAACTTAATCTTACCGAAGAGAGCATAACGACCTTTCTCATCTTCACCAGCACGGAGCTCAACAACTGTGCCACGTCGTTTGTCAGGGTCGTCAGTATGTTCAAGAGGCACAGGAACCTCAATATCATTTTCTTTCATTTCACTGAAGACTTTAACCCAATGATCAATGTCTTCAGCAGTAACAGAGTGTTTGCCTTCCTTTGTGTAGAACTCTCCAGTGTAGATGAGTTCCTTTTCATACACGTGTTCAGCCTCATCACTTAATTTGAGAGGTGAAAGGTCATCAGTGTTGTAGGCTAGTGGTGTTGTCATATATATCTATACCCGAAAACTAACTTCGTTTTCAATTGAGAAACGATCTTACGTTCCTCACAACACGTTCATACTGTTGAACCGTGTGTCTCAATAATAACTCAGCTTTGACCTTCTCCTCTGAATTAGGAGGCAAACTCTTTGCAGCATTTGCCGCTTCATATGCCGCGTCCCTGAGTTGTTGAATCTTTTCAAGTTGTGCACGTGCCATCGATATGTTACGTGGTTTCTTAACTTGAATGCGACCCGATTCTTTAACGGTGATTCCTGCAATACCTAAGCCTGGATCTTGCTTGGCTCGCTCATAGGCGTTAAGATCAAATGAAGGGTCTCTAGGCAGAGGTTTAGGTACTACAAGTTTGCCTGAGCTAGGAGGTGGACGGAGGATGCTACCTGGACGAAAAGCGAATTGTGGATCGACCTCCGGAACATCAGATGGAGGACGTTTGATGCGGCCTGGTGGCCTATCAAATAACGGTACAAGTTGACATCGACATGACCATCCATTAGGAGGATACCACCTATCGATCAGTGGGTCATCCTTTTCAAACACAACACCTTCCATTCGCTCATGCTCATCACGAACCCGATTGTCTCCCACGGTAAGATACTTATAACCCCATAGGATTTCTTGGACTTCAGGCGACTGCTCGGCGTGATCCTTGGCGGCCCCATAGACAAGTTGGGTTTGTGTTCGGAACAGGTTCTCGATTTGATACGAGTTACGCGGGGTAAGGCCCAAGCTATCGAATGTCTTTCCAAGTTCTTGAGTTCCTCTCCGTGTTGTTGCGCCTTCGCTTATAAGTTCATTTACTTTCTTACGAAGCTTAGACTCGATTTCGTCTGTGGAGTCCTGCAAGACTCTAATTGCACGGGACTCTAGTTGGCGTTCAAGATCCTCTACTGTTGGAAGATCAGCAAGTCTTCCTAGGACACGTTCCATATCTCCAAGTTCGCTGAACTTAAATGATTGCTTAAGTGCTTCAGATTCGATACGTCGCCAGCCAGCAAGATAGGCGACCTTCATAGCACGAACAAGAATGTCCTTATACCCATCGATAAGTATGTCACGAACCTCAATGATCGATTCGTTTCGTTGAAAGGCAGACACAGCTCGCTTACGTATAGCGTTGGCCTTTCTTAACGCAAGCTTTTGTCCAGCTGCGTTGATGCGACGAACGTCTTTTAGCTGTTGTGCTTGTGTCATGTTACAACTTCAGGAAAAGGGTCAACTCCATCACGACGATCAAGTTCGCTTATACGATACTTACCGGCAAGGACCGCGTTTATCCAAGACGTATACTTGTTGCGATGAGTTTGAAGAATGTCCTTACCCGGGTCAGCGTCTCGTAGGCCGCGTGAATCATAAAGAAGTATGCCAGCCGACATCGCTGTGTAGTATATCACAGACGAAGGATAAGGTGTTGCAGTCAACGGGAATTCGTACGGGCCTTCGTGCATGTGGTCATTGAGCGTGTTTGTTGCAAGTTCAAGGGCCCAATCAATTCGCTCTTCAATGTATGACGCATCACCATTATTTTCAAGGTCGGCCCATGTGTCAACGTTGGTACAGCCGAAGATGTTTTCAATGTCTTTACGAACAGCGTACGTCATATCTTTTTCCTTATAAAAAGCCAGCCGGCTTCATCTTCCTAAATCCACCGACTGGCCGATCCCAGTTCTTACTTGTCGTTATCCTTTGCCATCACCAATCCCGTGGCGGTCAAAACGATTGCGACAACTGCATTCCAGTTCGGGTTGGTACCTGGGTCAGCATCGAACAGAAGCTTAACTTCCATTGCGACAACTTCCAAAGCGGCCAAGACTCCGAACACCGTGGTCTTCCAGTTAGACTTCAAAGGATCACCCCCTTTCTTAATGCGAACTTATTTCAGAACGTATGTTGTTGATGCTAGCCCTCGTTTGATCCTCAATGTCTAAGGACTTAGCAACTTGCTCAAGGTAGTCGCATGCGTGTGATGCGGCCCTATGCAAATTGTCTCTTGAGGCGCTCATCATCTGTATGTTCTCAGAGGCAACCTTTGATGACGTAGCCAACTGTTCGGTGGCTGACGTTAACTTTGTTTGCTGCTCCTGCATTACGTCGATGAATTGAATGTGCCTTTGCGAAACGATGGTTAAGATCCCGTCTTGCTTTGCGAACAAGCGGTATAGGATATAACCACCACCTGTAAAGATAGCGATAACGATGGCGACTCCTACACCAAACTCTCGCACTAAGTCAGTGAACATCCGTGCTTACCTCCTTGGGCAGTTGCCTGAAGGGCAAACCGTAGTCCATCCACCTTCAGTCACAGTACGTTGTGTAGCTTTAAAAGATGAGCGAGGAGGACCAGGAACATAACCATTTCTGATTACATTGTCGTGATCATCAGAGTGTAAGGCTCTTAGCCTTGCGTTCCCATTCTCAAGTGAGGCAAGGTACTGCAAGTACTCGCGACTGAACCTTCCACGGTGTTGTGGATCTCCAATCTCTCCCATCAAGTGTCTTATAAGATTTGCATTGGTCATAGGTATGTTGCCCATGTTCCAATGACGTGCCGCAGGAGTCGTTGGGTACGGAGCAAACTTAGGCATCTCAGGTTCAACGTCGATGACAGGAACCTTAAGCTTTTGCCTGTACTCAAGTAGTGCTCTTAACTCCTTTACCTCCTTCTCCAACTCGGCGACCCGATTCGTCGACGCACCAGATTCGGCCTTGGACGACGTCACCTCAGAAGACGTCTCCACTGGGCTGGAGTCGATACGAATGTAAATAGGTCGTGCATCGGGTTTCACGACCACCTGGGCTAGTGCCGGTTGGCACAAGAAAGTAAATCCAATAAGTAAGATGTATCGCAAGGGATCATCGCCTTTCTGACATCAACATTTCGATCAATTGTCGGTTGATTGAGATGTCGAGTTCATTCTGTAGAACACGCTGCTCCAAGGTTCGTGGAATCCCTGGTCCCGGAGTTCCTGGATCAGTAGGTGGTGTTGTTGGCTTCCCGTATCTGTCCTGAACACGCTTGGCATCTCGTGCTGTTGGAACGATAACGTTTCTCTGATAATACGGGTAGAGTAAAGCGTTACGATTCGAGTCGTGACCAAGTCCAAGGCCATGTCCGTCCTCATGACCGCTTACGGCCTTGAAGAAATTGAAGCTCCATCGTTCGCCGGAATCGAATCGACCAACCAATGTTGAGCCGGCAGGCTGTCCACAGTTAGGAAGGTAGTGATAAGCAAGCTTGCCACTTGAGCCATCCATACGTTCCATGCTGTGAACAAAGTTTGCAGAACGGGCACCATCGTAAGGCACATGCTTGAAGACGATACCACAAACTTTCATCCACTCAACTTTTGCTTCCCACCACGCCTTGTGAATCTCTTCCTTTGACATAGCAGAGTGTGACAAGTTGTGAGTGCAAGTTAAGTTCTTCGTTGCCCACTTTCTTGTGCATGCTTCCTCAATTGAGAACTCAGCCCAACCATTTCCTTTACGCACGAATCCGTGATTAAGGTCAGGTAGCGCACAGCACTTATCATGCGTCCGCCGAATTGATTGAGGTCCGAAGTTACCATCTGGCAGCAGTCCCGCAAGTTCTTGGAATGCCAGCGTAGCATTTCGGAATAGAGTGTCTTTTTCGGAGAGCTTGTCTGCATCGGGCATGTCACCTTCAAAGTAACCGTTGGCTGCCAAGTACTCAACCTTGTCCTTATGAGGTTCACGTAGTGGCGGTAAGTATCCATCGCTTTTTCGTGAAGGCATATTACTTGAGCACCCCTAACAGCTTAAGTAGTTGAACGATGGCTTCGATGATCAACAAGATCTCCGCGCCTGTAGCGTCTTCACGTTCGGAGTTAAGCAGCTCCGAAGATTCAACGTTGGCATAGTTACTTAAGCCTTCAGAAATCTTTGCGAGGTACGAAGGCAAATCATTTGCCTTTTCCATGCCTTCGTCAAAGACTTTCCAAGCAGGCGACCAGTCCTCCTCAAGTCGTCGGCCGGCAATACGACGTGCGACTTTAAACGCAGTTTCAAATCCTGACTTATCCATTTCACCGGAAGCCAATTTGTCTGAAAAGAAAAGATAAGCGGCGGCTACGATCTCGGCATCCTTTTTGTTTCCGATGGACTGTGCCATCCGCTCTGCTTCCTTTACGATAGGATCCTCATCCGGCGTGTCAGGCTCTTGTGGATCAGTCGGCGTCTGCCCGTTGGACGTGACGTCAATGACAACGTCGATCTTCTCGAAGTAAGGTGCAGCAGTCTGAGGCGTGATCATCAAGTAATAACCTGAATCGTTGATCACAAGTGTTCTACTGTCGCCAGCATAAACGACTGACGCACTAAGCATTAGTAAGAAAGTCAATAGCTTCTTCATGTCGGGATCTCCTAGTAATAATTCATGTGTCCTCGACGTTCGAGCTGAACACTTACGGTTACGTCAGGACCACCCGTCTCTTTAATGAACTTGAGGTTCTTGACGTTAACCTCTCCGAACACAACAGCAGTAGCGTCTCCACCTGAGTCATCAAGCATTAAGCCTGCGGCGCCAGTTGGGTTACCGCCGTCATAACGATAATGAAGTTGGCCGCCGTTCACAGAGAACACAGCAGCGTTCGCTTGATCGAGTTCCTCAGCAGTAAAGTGAGACGTGATCGCGACAACAGATGTAGACGCTGTGAAGCTTGCGAATTCAATCGGCACAGGAACCTTTTCATTTCCAATGTATTGCCTATGTACCACTGGGCACTCCTTTCAAAAGATCTAATGCATCAGGACCATCGTCTGCAGGCATGTTAGGAATGCCAAGCCGTTCACGAACAGCTTCAAGATCGATGTTATCGATTTCTTGTAAGAACCCTTCCGGATTCGTTATCATAGCTTGGTAGAGTTGCTTGAGGTATTCTTTCTCTGTGTCGGCCAAACTTGCAGGAACGATCTTAACCGTCTCCACAGCCTTGGGACCCCAGTTAAGGGCAAGCAATTGATTGACACAGTACTTGTTATAAAAGTTAACAAGCGTGAGGTGTCGAAGTTCAAGGTTGGTGATTGCGAAGTCACCGTGTTCACCAGCTTCAGCCTTTGTGCCGAACTGACCTTCAAGAATTGATCGTTCAGGAAATCCGAATGCTCGAACCTTAAGGGCATCAAGGTACTTGAGACGATCAGTAAAGGACGCACTACTTGAAGCTGTGATAAGTTCAATGTGCCATGCATCAACAGGTTGTGAGTCAACGAATTCTTGAATGACGCGCGGCACCATGATACGCCCTGAGGATTCAAGCTTACCAAGAATGTCACGTGCTATGTCAGCGTTCGATACTTCCTCACCATTGTATAAGCTTTCGCCCATTGGGTAATGAACCACCCAGTGACTGCCGGCAATTTTAGAATCGTGTCGACTGGCGGCATCGTTGGCATCGTTCCACATGTTGTATGCAGACTCTGCGACCTTCATTGTTGGGTACCCATACCAATCGGTACCTTCGACATCGAATGCAACAGACAATGTTTCCTTTGAGTCAAGCAAGATCTCATCTTGTTTCAAGCCATAGAACGCGCCTGTCTGTTCATCAATTCTAATTTCTGTTATATCCTGCAGCAGCGGCTTGAGCTTTTTGTACGTGATGTTTGAATCATCGTCGGTAACGAATACCTTTTCGTAACCTTGCCACCCAAAATCGATACAACCCATAAGCGATGTTCTTACGAGCTCGAACTTGATCTTGAGCATCTCTCGTCGGATGAATTCAGTAGCGCCTTCAGGAACGTTTTCAGTTTCCTCAAAGGACCATGATGCTGCAAGTACTGGTGCTGCTACCAACTGACGCACAAGCGAGATGGTCGGGTCACGACGCATCTTGCGAACTTTAGTGTACCAATCGAATCCAATGTTCGAGTTACCGATGGCACCACGGTCAGTCGTAACAGTTGATGTGCCGTAGGCGACTAACTGAGGTGGTGTCTTTTGCTTTGCTGTCATATCGCTGCGACCTCAGCTACTTCGTTTGTGACAATACGAATAGGCCACTTAGCGTATATGATGTAGCCTAGTGCATCTGACATATGACCAATGTTTCCGGAATCGTTAGGTTCTTTAGTGCCAGGCGTGTAAGCTCTTTGATTAAGATCCCTGATGAGGTGTGTACATCTAGGATTAACCCAAAAGCGACGTGTACCCTTAGCGTTACAGAAGAGAGCGTTACAAGCGGCAAACCTGTTAGCCCTTAATGGGTTCTTCTTTGGATATAATACCTTCTTACGAGCAAATCTTTCATCATTCTTTATTTGAGCATAGTCGCTTGATGATGCGGACGTCTTACGTGCGGCTCCGCTTGCGTCCCCATAGAACACCCAACCATTTTCATGGGTCTTATACCGATTGTAAAGTGTGTCCAATGTTTCACGAGTGTTCGTGTTGCTCAAGCTTATCTCATCAAAGCAAAAGAGTTCACCGTTAACCTCATGACACAATACCCAAGACATGGGATCAACGTTGAAGTCACTACCGACGATGACGGGTTTGCTTGGATCATACACAGCGGCTGGTGTAATGTTCTCATCGCTAAAGGCATAGAATATAGCACCACTTGCCTTCTCCCAAGACGCATTGTACTGTTCGTTAAAGTCTCTTGGGTCAAGCGCGTTCCTATGCATCTCAAGTTCTTCAGGATCAACAATGTCAGCGCTTGGCCATGTCCACGATGCAAAGCTACCATCCATACGTTCAAGGCCTTTATCAAAGGCTGTCTTGAACTCGCCAGCGCCTATGCCGAATCGTTTAGGAACTCCAATACGCCAACACCAACCTCGCCTGTGTGTAAGAGCCGGCAACACAGAAAGGTCGAACACTCCGGGTCTTTGGTCTGATGACTCGTCGATTACCCCGCCATCCCACTGAACACCTTCAAGTCTTTGAGGTTTATCCATACCCACAATGTAAAGCGTGGAACCGAAGATGGTTTCGATAACCATCTCAGAGACACTTTCCTTTGTTATCCATTCGTCTGGTATAAGAGCTCGAATGGGTTTCCACGCAACACGCTTAGCTTGGTTGAACGTAGGCAACGCGAAGAAGTAAAGTGGATCAGGATGCGGCTTCTTTTCGGGTAAAGCGCAGACGATACGTCGTCGAGCAATTTCTGTTTTCCCTGATCCACGACCGCAAGCAAGATGCTTAAACCTTGCAGGATGACGAAAGGCTTCGCATTGCTGACTGTGATACTTAAGCTGTGTCCATTGTTTAGGAAGCATAATAGGATCTTAGATTCTGGGTTCAACTTCAAAGGATGCACTTGTGGAATACAAATCTTGATCGTTAGGAGCGACGCCTAAGGTAACGAATCCTTCGACCTTCCATCGACCTTCTTTGAACTCCGTGCCATTAACTTGGTAAGCGATCTTTCCATCAGTTCCGCCTGTGTGGAGTGTCGCTACTTTTTCGATAACAGCTTCATCAGCAAAACGAAAGAACATCTTAATCGTTTGAGCTGACGCAATGTTCATGGGTTGACCTGTCACCGGATCATAAACGATCAACACGATGACTGGCTCACTACCGAGTCTATAGGTGGCGCATCTCATCTTTGTATACCTTAAGTTTAAGTTCGTCGGACATTTCTGTTTTGAGCTCAAGTGACTTAGCAGCGAATACCTTGAGCAGTATTCTATAAATACCTCGTTCCTCAACTTTTATTTGACCCGCGTTAGACATTGCGCTTAACACGGAGTTGATTGTGGCGTCGTCGATTGCTTGCACAGTGCTTAGTGCTTGTAGGTACCCAAGCCCAGTGTTGATTGCAGCAGCCACATCGTTTAAGGACTCAGCTGTTTGTGTCATCGCTTGAAGTGTTTGACGAACCTCAGTATCAGTTAAGATACTTGCAAAGGCCGACATCTGTAAGGCGACTAAGTTTTGACGTATCTCGAATTCAGTTCCTGTTGCCTCAGCGAACAGGTTGAGTGCTTCAAGGCGTTGTGCAATCGATGATCCTATTTCAGTTGACCCATCAAGTTCTGACTTGAGAGGCTGCAAGGCTTGATTGATCGTCGCCTCATAGTCTGCTGCTGCCGCGGCCGCTTGGTTGATTGCCTTAAGAACTTGATTGACTTGTGCAGAGAAATCGGTTCGGCCTATTGCGACAGCATCGATAGCAGCAAGAACAGAATTGACTGCCGCTTCAACTTCGATGATGGCTTCCATGCCTTGTGACATTGCAGGGAAGTCAGACGATATGCTTGCAAGATGAATCGATGCTGTGTAAACTTCTTGCTTAATAGGTTGCAAGGATTGAGCTATATTCGATAGGATTGAGATCTCTACTACTGCCTCTGAAACCATCGCTTGAAGTTGCTGATTGATCTGTCCCGCGCTAGAAGCAGGACCCGTAGCGGATGAAACCATAGCCTGTAAAACTGACTCAACGTCTAGGCTGTTCTCAGGATATACTTCAGCATTCGTCAACAGCATTGCAAGATAAGTACTGATGGCTCCAGCATGTTCACCAGCGGCCGCAAGGCTTTGCTGAAAGGCGGGCAAGTCTTGAATTGCCTCATAGACATAATCGTAAGAGGCTTGGATTGATTGTGTAAGCGTCGGCAGTATCGATTCAACCTCAGCAACTGACTGAGGATTATAAACCGTGATGCCCGTTCTTAAGGACGCAAGTAACGAATCAATTTGCGATACTGATTGTGGAGGCACAGAGGCGGTGACCGCTTGTTGCATTGCTTGAAGCGTTTGCTCCATGCTTGCGATGTTAACCCAAAAGGCCTCTTGCTGTAATGGAGCAAGTACTTGGGCGACAGGTCCTTCGTGCACAAGCCAGAACGCTGTTTGAATAAACGCCGGCAGTTGCTGATTGATCGAGTAGAAGTAGTAGGCTGGGATGTTGAACTTGAGGAAAGCAAAAGCATTGTACCATACGTCATAGTCATCCACAGGCAGCCAAGTGCCTCGCACAAGAAACCCAAGATCGGTTCCTGTTAATCCTTGAGGTGGTATGTCAGCTCCTATGACAGGAACGAATCCCGCATAGAAATCCGTGTCAGCATCGTCTGCTTGAAGGTTAACTGATGCGTCTGTAGTATGGACATAACTGTCCCAGTGCATTTCAACGTAACCTGCGAACGGCGTACCATCGTAGGCATACAGCCCACAACCCCAAGTGCCGTCTGTTACGAGTTGATGTGTCCCATCGATTTCATATCGACTAACGACATCATCATAAGCATCAGCTGCGACACAAGTTTGAATTGTCACACCGTCTATCTCTGCTTGATGCCTAACATAGATGTGGCCGTTAAGATCCCATACAGCAAGCTGGTCCCAGGTGGTGCCATCGCCTAAGCTCACAGGCACAGACGCAAGTACTGTTGTGGTCTCTTGCGTGGTGTTACGCCACGTTACCGTTGCGATCCTTAAGTAAGCAGACAATGTGCCTATAGGTTCAAGGTAAGCAACAGTTATATCGTATTGATTCCAGTAACGAACGACAAGTCCTTGACGAACTGTCTTTGTCCCAACGTAATTGTCAAGTCTTGACTGGAGGATGTTAACCTGCAAGTAGTTGTGCCACGACTCAACGCCTGATACTCCTAAGGCCAACCAGTCACGAACATCAACTTGCCCGTAGAATCTTACAGCGTTTGATTGAATAGTTGCACTTCCACTTCCTAAGCTTCCTACTGCCCAAGAAGTACCTGTGTCGGGAGTATGCGAAGCTAGGGTTGTGCCATTACCATCTGTGAAATTATCTACAAACGCGTTGCCTGAGTTTGAGTAACTTGATCTTGGGAACAGCCATCGCTTAAGGTTCGTTCCTGATCTTGTGAACTCAACTGATGCACGATGTTTCCAGTTATTGCTTTCAGTTCTGTACCTCGCACAGAAGACATAAGGATAAATGTTCTGGTAGACATTAGTGTCGCCTGTGTCATTGAACTCAGACGTTGAATCTGAAAGGTCAGACTCAGGTGTAGCGTTATCATTGAACAACGTCGACGTTGCGTCATCGATGTTAAAGAATCGGAATTCGTTAAGCGCAACGTTAGTGGCTACTGATCCTTTATCTCCGCAGACCCCTGAATACTCGCCTGAGAACCTCGATGTGTTGCTGTCAGTCCAAGTCCAGATTTTAGTTTCGTCAGTTCCTACACATAAGGAGAACACGCCGGCTTGAACTCGGAACCACATCAGTACATTACTGGCGCCTCCACCGCCACCCCAGTTCCATTCGACGTCGAGTGTCTCGTGTAGCTCTGTGACAGTGCCGGCACTTATTGAATAGACGCGTATGTCAAACTCGAATGGTGCAGCAGTTCGTGAGGCATCGCATACAACAGCATAGCCTGTGTCAGCAACTCCTGAGTACTGAAGCAGTGCACCCATCCTTGCACCGCCGCTTGATGAATTAAGTCCTACGGCATTAAGGTAATCAAACACAACTGCTTGGCCTGGATGTGTGGACCCGCTTACGGCAACATCACAGCGAACTCTTGCGAAATCGGTTTCGCTTGCACCGCTTGATGTGACATACATTTGCTGAACGCCGTTGAACGTTCCACAAAACCATACTCCGTTTAAGATCGTCCAAGCATTGTCTTGACTTGACTCAGGGCTGGCGGCCGATGGAAACGTCTCAAGTACTTTGTCATAGTCGGTGTTGTACCATGACGCCTTCCAAGAAGACCCATCCCAAGAGCCTCCTGTGCCGTCGTTATCTAATGCATCATTTGCAGAGTCATCAAGCGTACTAAAGTCATTGATATTATCAGTGCTAAACGCACCGGCCATTACGTGATGACCTAGGCTCGTGTAGTCAGTGAGAAAGGTCTTAAGCACGTCATAGACGTAATCGTTAGGATCGTATACTGTCATGGTCTAATGATTCCCCATCCATTATACTCTGTCTTATCGAGCGTGCACTCATCAAAGACCTTGCGAATACCTTTATAGGTAGGATGATCCAAGTCATCCATAATGATCGTGCCACCCGGTGCTAAGTACTCATAGGCCTCTTGTAAGTCGTGACGAACACCTGATTCACTGTGATCACCATCAATGAATATGAAGTCATAACGACCTGTGATGTACTCAGGAAACCCGTTGCTGTCAGGTTCACGATAATGAGCGACGACGTTGGTTCTTTGAGTTGCTGCAAGCGTGTCCCATACGTTAGGAGCACGGTGCATCGATATGTTAAGGTCTAACGTATCCACGTGATCGAATATTACACTTAAGTATGCAGCTCCAACTCCATAACACGTTCCTATCTCAAGTGCACGTCTTGAAGGCTTATCACTGAAGTATGACGCAAGCCATAAGGCTCGAGCGTATGTCATAAAAGGAACGCCATGTACGACTTTATCGATGTCCTCGATTGTTTTGCATTTAATGTTACATTCATATTGAAGATACATAGCCTTCACAGCATTGAAGTACCAGCGTTCGCGCATGCTTAATTGCTTACGTGTCTTACCTATTTTATTAAACACATGGTCATAGGAACACGTGTTCTTGCCGTGATACCAGCGTACATAATTAGTTGGCGAGTTGTCGATTACATCAAGGTCTTCGAGTTGAGACGTGATGTGATAGTCCTCGTGCATCATCTTATGAGGGTAGCCTATCTTTCTGACATCTTCGGTCTTTGCACAAAAGAGTCCGACGAATCCGAACTTACCACCTTGAGCGACGAAAGGATCAACGTCGTGAAGATCGCAGATGATCATGTTCTTAAGTGTGTTGGGACGGCCAGTAAGTTCGATTTGTCCTAGCTGAAGGTTGACTCGATCTTTCCCATGATAGTCGTCATCGTCCCAGTGCATGATGTAAGGAGTCTGCACGAGGTCAAGCGCATACTCTCTGGCCTCTCCGATTGTTTCAAAGGGCTCTACGAACACCTCCTTAACGTTTCGATAGTTATCACCGGCAATTCGTGTGCCTCCTTGGTTGATGATCAGGAGCTCAGCACAATCAACCGTCTGCCTCATGAATGAACGCAATGACTTACGTGCAAAGTCCTCACGGCATTTAGTCGTCAGCATTACGCATGTGACTTTAGTCATCCTCTCGCCTTCCTTTGAAATACTGAAGCATAGCGTCATTGAACCTGGGATCAGTCCAAGTCCACAAAGGACCTTCCTTGACGATATGCTTCCTGGGATCGAAACCTAAACGTCTTAAGATATGGAACCTTTCATTGTACTTACGGTTGTCATGGGACCCGTGTGGAAAGTAACGTAGCATTCCTTGTGTGCAGCCGATGTCTGCTTGGCACTCCATGTTAACGGGAAAGCACTGTTTCATTGCCTCTTGTTTCCATATAGGACTTAGGGAATCGAACATTGGATGATCCCACCAGCCTGTGACCGCGTTCAGCATCAGACGATCGCCTCCGCCGCATATAGCGACATCAGGTATAGGTCCTATATGAGATCGCCAAGCTAATGAGTACCCAGGCTTAGCGTGCCACGTAGGATTTAATCGGATCTTGTACGTTGCAGCAAACGACGGAAAAATCCTTGGGTCGTATTCCATGTCATAGCATTGCACAGATGTGAAGGGCTGCACGACCTTGTGTACGTCGAGCAACCGCTCTGTTTTAATTAGCCAGTCTTGGTCACTGAAGAGTATGTCAGCGTCGCACCAACACAGGTACGGCTTAACAGACATTGCGGCTGCGTGATTTATCAGCGCTTCCTTTTGCCACGCTACATGACGATCTCGTGACCCACGAACAATGATATGATTCGCTGCTAAGTACTCAAGGTCAAGAGGTTCATCGTCATCATACACGAGCTCAACAACTGTCGTCGGATAAGCATGGGCAGTAAGCGACCTTATGAGGTTCTCAACAGGTTTCTTGTACCTACAAGGATTAAAGAATGGTATGATTACTTCCGTGCGCATCGAGCCTCCAATGCCCAGTCGTCAAGTGAGAATGTAATGCAGTTAGTAGACACGTTCCATGTTGAGTACCCAGGCTTTGCATGAAGCTCGCCGCTGATCTGATCGTCCTCATAAGCAGTGTGAATACCGAAACGACCTTTAGGTGAGTACATATGAATGGTACCATCGAAAGATTGCCATGCGGTATGACACTTAGGCGGATGTAGCCAGAACTCAGTCACGCCTAGTGATTCACTCACATCATCACCGGGTCTAATCATTACTGCAGTAGCCGGCAACATACGGATGATACCGAACCTCGAGATGGCGTAGCACAAACGAGCCTCAGTCAGCTCCGTCAGGACAAGTCTCGAATAAACTGAAAGCATCGAGTTTAGTAAGTCCTCCATAGGTCACATCGCTTTCTATGCCGTACTCCATGTGGAGCAACATCTGCAAGTAGTGAATAGCTTTCTTGAGATCGGTGACGCCTTCGCCTTTGTCCTTGTGACGGGTGATATGCTTTATGGCGAAGGACTCGCAGGCATTGAGCTGATTCTTTTGACAATACTCAATGGGTTGAATGGGACGGTCCTTGTAGTGGTCACCGTCATGTTGAATGTTTAAGGGATCGGACATGGGATCGTAGTCCTTATGAGCATTAAAAAGATGGCGCCGGCCGCGCGCTCAAACGACCGACGCCTTCACCCCACACACAGGTGACTTATGCGTTAGGATCGAACTCTGGCATTGTGACTGTCCACAGAGTGATCTTAACGGTTTGTGCTGCGACAATGTCGCGGTTGTCAAGGATCATGTCGGCGCCTGATCCCGAAGGACCAGCATCACCGTCGATGACCGCCGTTTCATTACGGTCCACAGCACGGAACCAAGAAGCAGCGCCGCTTGCGTTAGCAGACGAATCGTCTGTAACTGAGTTAGCTGTTGCTTTACCTCCTGGGTTGGCATCAGCCGCTCCACCGAAGGCGGGGTTGCTGAGGTTAAGTTCTGCAAGTAAGGCATTGCCTCGTGTCCAAGTACCACCGCTGGTGTAGGCTGTGAAGGCTGTACCATCGATGTTATTGGAGTCTTCGTCTTGCAGCTCGAATGTATTAGCCGTGACGTTCGCAACGAGGTACTGATTCTCGTTGAGCTCTGTCATGCCGGCAACGCCGGTGATGAAGACCTTGTCACCATTACTCAGGCCATGACCATTACTTGTCACAACCACTGGGTCTGCCTGCGTCGCTCCTGTGATGGCACCAGTTGCGTGGTTGCCTGTGGAAGGAGCATCATCAACATTGTCTGGCTGAGGCCCATCATAGATGCGCACCCGTCCTTCCGTGTTTGTGATACCGACATCGATCAAGTCGACGACAGTATCGCATGCGGCAATAGCCGATGCATTTGAAATCTTTGTGCCACGTGGCATTGTCCTCTCCTCTTAGCTAAGATATGATTCAGTCCGGACTCTTTGGGATCGAATCGAACATGCCTTGCACATCTTTATCCGGAGTAAGTTCAGTGCCTGACACATCGCTGGGTAATTTTATTTCATCCTTGACTCGACGCTCAAACTCACGTGCTATAGTTTCGTTATCCTCGCCGCATACGACATATAGCAGACGAACCAGTTGATTCACGATCTGCTTGAGGTCCATCGGTGTGATGGCGTCTTTTCGTGTTGATTCGACAGCAGCAGCGTCTTTGCACATTTGGGCGACAGACTGCAAGGCCTCTCGCATTAGTATGGCCGCTGACATTATCGTTTCGTCTCGATTGTCTTGATCTTCGGGGATCTCATTAGCACCAGAGAAAAGCTTAACAGCCTGAGCGCACGTCATACGCATAAGGGCGAGCTCTTCCTGTAGGTTTAACTGTTCAGAAGAGTCAAGATCGAGCTGGGCCTCGAGTGCTTCGTTTAATGTATTCGTTAGGTACTTAGAATAAAACATTGGTAGGCTGTAGTTCCTGACCTTTGCTCGCTTGCCGCTTCCTCCATGAAACTGACAGAAGCGAGAACCAGTGATTGCCCACTTAGCGCATCGATGACCGGTGTGCCTGATCCTTTGACATTGGCGTTCATGTCCTTCGGGTGGTCGACCCTGCAAGAAACCAGTCAAGTCCAGATCTCCCGGGCTTCCTCAAGCGCCTTGTGTATCATAGTATGTGCAGTGCCCATGCTTACGTCATAGTACACAGAGATCTCTTCCGTTGTGCAACCGTTCATGTACTTAAGATAAAGTATTTCACGTGATGCGTGGGACAAGCTCTCCAGTATTTCTATTACCTCTAAGCGGGTAGAGTATTCAACTACTTGTGACCTTTCATTGAGCTGCTCTAAGGCTCCATGCTGCAAGCGCTTGTTCACGTACTTCCAAACGTATGCTCTTATCGTTACTGCGACATAAGTCCACAAAGGCCGGACCTCGTCCCAAAGTTCGATGCAGCGTGGCACCTTCACTAACACTACGTCAGACCAGAGTTCCTCTTCGAGATCACGCCGGCCACGGCTGCCGATACGACATATGTTCCGAAGCCGGCGTTCATTCTCAAGTATGTACTCCCACGGGTCAGGCTTATCCATGCCTGTGCCTTTCTTACTTGCCGCCGCAAGCTGTGCAGCGGTAACGATTCCCAACAAAATAGGTCATGAGTAAATCTTTCTCCAGCATCCTAGGCAAGTGACAATGCCATCCTTAATGACCCACTGCCTCGACTTTAATTTTATCTGCCCACAGTCTGGACAGCGACGATCTTTGGGTAGATCATAGTTTCTGATTTTTCTTCGGCGCTCCTTCCGTGACTTATGTTCTGGTGCATCAATTATGTTATCTTCTGGCAAGGACTTACGTGCCTCATCCAAAGTATGTCGTAAGTCTGCAAACGTTGTGTCTATTTTCGGACGGCTCATGAAATTTTTCCAGTATACGAAACACAGTGCCCAGAAGTGTCAACTCACATGAAAAAACGACTGATCAAATTTTCGAGTCAGAATGCATGCACATCAAAATCAGATGTATAGTATTTGTATGTATTCTTAACTTAAGCCTTAGTTATTATTATTATAGTTTATATCAACTGAGATTGCAGTATTTGGCAGTTTGATCAAATTACTCACGTGAAAGTTTTTCAAGTTTAGTAGCCTCGCGTTTTCCAACGTGCTTTGACACTTCTGGGAGCAACACTTTCTTTTATCATTTTATTAACGGTCAATCGTAAGGTAGCATTTTCATTTGGGATCTTTCTTTAAGAAAACTTTCAAAGTCCAATTATCATCGTGTTCAAAGTAGAAATGTCTAACACGATCATCGCCAGTCAGTTTCTTAATAGTCTCTAGTCGAAAGGAAAGCTTTCGCATTTGAGGTATCACAAGAGCAGGGTCAGAGTATATGCCAGCGCCAGACTCATAAAAGATAAGCATGCCGTTGTTAGGATTCTGCAATCGATACTCTATCTTGTCCTCGGGTGCCAGCCGGAACCTTTCGTCGCGTGTCAGATCAGAATACATTCTTTGCATCCTCATTTGTGGTTATGAAAAAGCATTCTTGCTTGTCGTCACGCAAGACGCGAATGTTTTCATTTAAGTCAAGACCCTCGACCAAGTCGTAAGGAATAGTGATCTCTTCACGGTGCTCAAGCATAGCAAGAACGATCATCTTCAAGGTAGTGCGTTCGTTCAACAGTTCTTGTACGCCTATGAGCGACTTATGTTTACTCTTCCCATATCGATTGTCAAGAAACTGGTAGCCCGAAGCAACTGCAAGATCACCAATCAAATTACGCAAACCATTCAGCCGTTCGGTCAGGTCTTCGCAGTTCGGACAGCAAAGCCTTTGCTGAGTCAAAGGTGAAGAGCGTTTCACTTTCTCCGCTTC